TACTAAAGATAAATACGATATACAAGAACAGAAAGAGCGTATTAAAGCACTCAAGCATGAAAATAGAGAGCGTGCCGAAGCCGAGAAAGGCTCAAGTGAAACTATCGAGATAGTGGATGCATGGGCTGAAGATGTGAGGGGGGCAACAGATGACCTTTAATGTCCAGAAGAATATCAACCCTCATTTTAAATCGGTGTGGGTATCTAGATTACCTTACAATGTGCTAAAAGGTGGCCGGAACTCTTTTAAATCGTCTGTTATCGTGCTGAAGCTAGTCTATATGATGCTGAGGTATATCAGAGCGGGAGAAGCAGCCAATATAGTTGTTATTCGTAAGGTGGCCAATACAATTCGAGATAGTGTTTTTAATAAGGTTTTTTGGGCTTTGAACTTGTTTGGCATGGGTAACAAATTTAAAAAAACAGTAAGCCCGTTTCAAATCATACACAAAAAGACAGGATCAACATTTTACTTTTATGGTCAAGATGACTTTCAAAAGTTGAAATCAAATGATATTGGTAACATCATAGCGGTTTGGTACGAGGAGGCCGCTGAGTTTGCAAGTCAAGAGGATTTTGACCAGTCAAATGTGACCTTTATGCGACAGAAACACCCACGCGCCAAGTTTGTACAATTCTTTTGGAGTTACAACCCGCCTAGAAATCCATATAGTTGGATCAATGAATGGTTTGAGAGCATCAAGACGAATAAGAACTATTTAGCTCACTCAAGCACCTATCTTGATGATGAACTCGGATTCGTTACTGAGCAGATGCTAGAAGATATAGAGCGCATCAAAGAAAATGATTACGATTATTACAGATACTTATATCTAGGTGAGGCAGTGGGACTAGGTAACAACGTGTATAACATGAGTATGTTTCATGCCATTGATGTCTTGCCAAGTGACGACAAACTGATAGGGATATCCTTTGCACTTGACGGCGGACATCAACAATCAGCAACAGCTTGTTGTGCTTTTGGTATCACTGCAAAAGGAAAAGTGATCTTACTTGATACCTGGTACTACTCACCTGCTGGCCAAGTGGTCAAGAAAGCACCTAGTCAGCTTTCTAAAGAGATATATACTTATATACGCTCAGTTATTGAGAAGTACAGAGTACAAGCTTTGCAGTACACGATAGATAGTGCCGAGGGAGCGTTAAGAAATCAGATGTTTCTTGACTTTGGTTTGAAATGGCATCCGGTTGCTAAACTTAGAAAAGTGACTATGATTGACAGCTTTCAATCTTTGCTTGCTCAAGGTCGCTTTTATTATCTCAATACTAAAAACAACAAGATATTTATTGAAGAACATAAGATGTATCGTTGGGATGAAAAGACTATCAAATCTGACAATCCTAGCGTTATTAAAGAAGATGACCATACATGCGACACAACACAGTATTTCGTGTTAGACAATGCAAAATTGCTTGGCTTGCGTGTTGGTAATGTATAGAGGAGGGCAATCATGAGCCTATTTCAAAAAGTAAAAGACTTTTTTAGTCGAGGGAGGTATTACATGCAGACATCAAACCTTAATAGTATTTTAGAACATCCAAAAATTGCAGTGACTCAAGAGGAGTATGACCGGATTAAGAGAAATTTAGTCTACTATCAATCAAAATGGGATGATGTTCAGTATAAGAACACAGATGGAGATATCCAATCTCGCACAATGAATCACTTGCCAATTGCAAGAACAGCATCGAAGAAGATTGCTAGTTTGGTTTACAATGAACAAGCGACCATTACGGCAAAAGATAGCACTTTGAGCAAGTTTTTAGATGATATGCTAATCAATGATAGATTTAACAAGAACTTTGAGCGATACCTCGAGAGCTGTTTAGCGCTCGGTGGGCTAGCAATGCGCCCTTACATTGATGGAGATAAGGTCAGAGTGGCATTTATTCAAGCTCCTGTATTCTTTCCACTAGAAAGTAACACACAAGATGTTTCAAGCGCTGCAATCCTTACTAAGACTATCAAATCTGAGGGGCGTAAGAACGTTTATTATACGCTTGTTGAGTTTCATGAGTGGGTAACAGCAGACGGACAAGAAACAGGTAGTACAAACGATAAGAAGTATTATCGCATTACAAATGAGCTATACAGGTCAGATGTGAATGATGTGTTAGGTCAACGTGTGAACTTGAGTGAACTAGACAAGTACAAGGATTTAGAACCTGTAACAGTCTTTGAGAACTTATCAAGACCGCTATTTACTTATCTAAAAACTCCAGGCATGAACAACAAAGACATCAACAGTCCTCTTGGCTTGTCTATCTTTGATAACGCAAAGACGACTATTGATTTTATCAATCGCTCTTATGACGAATTTATGTGGGAAGTTAAAATGGGGCAAAGGCGCGTGATTGTGCCGGAGCATTTGACACAAAGACAACATCAACGGTCAGATGGAACAATAGATTTTAGACCACGGTTTGATGTTGAGCAGAATGTTTATATGCAGATTGGCGGATCTAGCATGGATGCTGGAGGTATTACAGACCTTACCTCACCAATTCGAGCTGATGATTATATTTCAGCTATTTCTGAGGGATTGAAACTCTTTGAAATGCAGATTGGTGTATCAAGTGGAATGTTTACGTTTGACGGGCAAGGCGTTAAGACAGCGACAGAAATTGTCAGCGAAAACTCAGACACTTATCAGATGCGAAATAGTATAGTTGCGCTTGTCGAGCAAGCTATCAAAGAGCTTTGCGTTTCAATGTGCGAACTTGGGAAGGCAGTAGGGATTTATAGTGGAGAAATCCCGGAGCTGAAAGATATTTCTGTAAACCTAGATGATGGTGTATTTACTGATCGGCATGTCGAGCTTGATTATTGGGCTAAAATGGTAGCAGCAGGCTTTTCAACGAAGAAACGAGCAATTATGAAAACATTGAACATTTCTGAATCGGAGGCAGAAAAAGAGCTCAATACCATCAATAGCGAGTTACCACCTATGAATGATGCTGAGCTTGCTATTTATGGCATGCATGACCAAAATGGGGAGGAAGAAGATGACGAAGTATAAGAAAAAACCAGTTGTAATTGAGGCAATTAGGTTTATTGGGTCAAACTATGAAGAAATCAGAGAGTTTATTGGTCAAAATACCTTGTGCTCTGATTTAAGTATTGTAATTTCAACGCTTGAGGGAGATATGGTAGCTCAAAAGGGCGATTATATTATTAAAGGTGTGAAAGGTGAATTTTATCCATGCAAGCCATATATTTTTGAAGAAACCTATGAGGTAGTTATCGAGGCTTGATTATGAGCGAACAAAGGAGAAAACCGTGACAAAAATTAAATTCGGAGTTACTAGCGTTGACTACTCAGCAAGCATTGAAGATACGCCAATATTAAAACTAGGTTTAATGATTAGAGGGAGTAGGAGACTAGATGCCTCCTCAGTTATTAAAAAATTAATCAAGGATATTTCTGAACTAGAATACGAACTAGAAGAATAAACTGGTCAAATTGGCCAGTTTTCTTTCAAGAGAGGGCTTTTGAATGAAAAAAAGGAGAAAACAACTCACCTTTAACGACCAACAATTTCCTTTGCAAATGCAAGGAGTGGGTGATATTTACGAGAAATTACAGATTGATCTCTTTGATCGTATGATAAAACGTTTAAAAGAGCGTGGGTCTGTTGATTTGATAAGAAATCCTTATATCTGGCAGTTAGAGAAACTAAATGATATGCACATGCTCAATGAACAGAATCTAAAGCTTATTTCAGAACGAACAGGAATTGCTGAAAGATTGTTACGGGACGTTATTGAAAATGAGGGTCTGAAAGTCTATAAGGATACTAAACAGCAACTTGAAGAAGATTTGAATAAAATACCTAAGGGAGAGATTTCAAATGGCGTAACTGACAGTTTAGAGGCTTATTCTAGGCAAGCAGTTAGTGATTTAAACCTTATCAATACAACTTTGCCTAAGAGCTTGCAAGTCGCTTATAAGTCTATTGTGGAGGAGACAGTTGCCCAGGTAGTTGCAGGAACTAAAACAAGCGATGTTGCTTTGCATGATACGATTATGAAATGGCAGAAGAATAGCTTTACTGGTTTTGTGGACAAAGCTGGTAGGCATTGGAAAGCTGATAGTTATGCGAGGGCTATTATCAAGAGTACAACATACAAAGTTTACAACGAAATGCGTACTAGGCCAGCTGAAGAGTTAGGAATAGATACTTTTTACTACTCAAAGAAAGCAATGGCTAGACCTGCTTGCGGTCCATTACAAGGGCAGATAGTTACCAAGGGGGCTGGCAGGGAAATAGATGGGCTAACTATCTATTCTTTGTTAGATTATGGGTACGGAACAGCAGCTGGATGTTTAGGGATACATTGTGGCCATTATCTGACACCTTTTATTGTTGGGGTTCATGAGTTGCCAAACTTACCAGACTATCTGAAGAACTTGACACCAGAACAAGCTGAAGAAAATGCACGCATTGAAGCCAGTCAAAGAGGCCTTGAGAGACTTATCAAGACACATAAAGAACGCTTGCATTATGCTCATACCTTGCAAGATGACAAGATGATAAAAGCTGAGCGATCGAAAGTTAGAGAGTATCAAACTAAGATCCGTAATTTGATAAATCAGCATGATTTCTTAACAAGAGATTACAGACGAGAGAAATTATATGTTTCATAAAGGATTTGTGTTTCACAAGTCCTTTTTTGTGTTTAAAACCGTAAAAAATCCCTATCCATCAAAGGTATATTGAGAGAGTAAATAATATTTTGCTTGAGGTGGGAGTTATCCACCTAAAAAGAACTAGGAGGGTACAAATGGCATTTACAACTGAAGAACTACTCAATCTTGGGTTGACAGAAGAACAGGCTAAGTCAGTCTTTGCTTTGCGAGGAAAAGAGCTCAACGAGGACAAATCGGCCTTTGAAACTATCAAACAAGAGCGAGATAGTCTGAAAGACCAGTTGCAAAACGCACAGTCTCAACTTGCCGAAATGCAATCAGATGCAAATACAAGCGAAGAAACGAAAAAAGCGCTTGCCTCTTTGCAATCTGAATATGACAAGTACAAGGAACAGGCCGATGCAGAAATTGCACAAATCAAAAAGGTTAGTGCTATCAATCTAGCTTTGAAAGATACAAATGCTTTCAATCCAGACAAATTGATGAAATTCATTGATGTTGATGCTATCCAGTTGGACGATAACGGGAAACCTCAGATTGATGAAGTAATCAACGGTTTGAAAGAAAGTGATCCTTATCTGTTCAAAGCTGAAGAAAGTAAGCCTAGCCCAAATATTTTACCTCAAGGTAATCCAGCAGGAGAGGGTGCAAAAATTGACCCATTCCAAGCGATTATTGACGGGTATGGCAAATAACAGAAAGGAGATTACAAATGGCAGGTAATCAAAACAACGCAGTGCGCCGCTATGAACAACAATATGCGGGCATTCTTGATACAGTCTTTGGAGTTCGAGCAGCCTTTTCAAATGCTCTAGCACCTCTTCAAATTAAAGACGGCGTACAAGAAAACTCTAAAGCTTTTTCAGTTAAGACAAACGGTACGCCGGTTGTTATCGGAGAATACAAAACAGGCGAAAATGATGGTGACTTTGGTAATGGTACAGGGGAACATTCACGCTTTGGTGGGTTGACTGAAGTTAAGTATGACAATACAGATGTCAACTATGACTATACCCTTACAATTCATGAGGGGCTTGACCGTTACACAGTTAACAATGACCTTAATGCTGCAATCGCTGATCGCTTGAAATTGCAATCAGAGGCACAAACTCGAACAATGAACAAGCGGATTGGTAAATACTTGTCAGAAAACGCTGGTAAATCTGAAGCTCTTGCTGATTTTACAGATGACAAAGTAAAAGCTTTGTTCAATAAGTTGTCAGCTTATTACACAAACAACGAAGTTACAGCACCAATTACTGTTTACTTGCGCTCAGAACTTTACAACGCCATTGTTGATATGGCCTCAGTTACAAGCGCTAAAGGGGCGACTATCTCCCTTGATGAGAACGGGCTACCAAAATACAAGGGCTTTACCTTGGAAGAAACGCCAGCACAATACTTTGAGACAGGAGTTATTGCTATCTTCTCACCAAATGGTATTGTCATTCCATTTGTTGGTATCTCAACAGCCCGTGTTATCGAAGCTGAAAACTTTGACGGTGTGAAATTGCAAGCTGCTGCCAAGGGTGGTACTTACACTCTTGATGACAACAAGAAAGCAATTTACAAAGTCACAGGAACTATTGTATAGGAGGTGAAACATGGCACTTTATCGGGCAACAAAAAATCTTTTCTTTGGGCAACTCAACAAGGATGTAATTGTCGATGACATTATTGAACTTGATGAAGATTATGCTAAAGAAGTCAACAAGAAACTAAAAAATGCTTTTCCAGATGTAAAAAATGTTTTGGAACTTGTTGACAAAAATGGAACGCTTGAACCAGAAGAAGATTCCCCATCAGTAGATGATGCATCTCAGGCAACTGTTGAAGATTAAATAAGGGGTGGCAACACCCTTT